TACGCACTACTATAATCACAAGCTGGTGCCCAAGCCGCCGCGCTGGGCGCTGACTAAAGACCCGTGCTACAAGCTAGAGCCGCACTGGTATTACTGCTTACCCAGCTAGTCGCGCGCTGTTCCTCCCGCGCTGATTAGGGCCGCCCAGCCAACTCCCGGCTGGGCGGCTTTTTATTTACACGCGTTCTAACAGAGAACGCAGGCATTCTTTGGCAGCGGCCAGCATAGCAACCTCGCCGCTGTGGTGGCGCATAATGAACGTAAGTGCGGCGCGTTCGTCGGCGTCCTGGATGCTGTTGACCAGCATGAACTTTTGCAACAATTCTTCATTGCGCTTAGTGCGCGCCACTTCTTCTTCAATGTGTTTGTCCAAGAAGTGCACGGCTTTCTCAAGGTCTTGCCTCCCGTTCTTCTTTTGCCAGCGGGTAAGATACTTGGTCACCTGTGCCGGTAAGTAGGGCAGCACCACGGCACTGACAAAGTCCCAGTGCTGAAATATAGATTGGTAGTGTTCACCGCCCACTTGGCGCTCATTTGCATTCATAGCCTGCCTCCCATAAAGTTTCCAATTGTGCCATAATATTCCACGCTGTCTGCTGGGCGGCACCGCCCGACATGGCGCGGATAGTTTCCCGCGTAAAACCAAGGAACCGAGAATAGATAGCCCGCATACGCGCGTTGCCCAGCGCTTTTTCCCGCACACAATAATGTATGCCGTCTAAGCAGTCCGCCACTTTAAGCACGCTGGCTTCGTCTGGCGTTAATGGCTCCATGTATTTTAAGAAGCCGTTGGTGGCCAGCACGCTATCTTCGTAGGCGTCGAACACCACGCCTACGCCCAGCACGCGCTTGGTGGGGCTAGGCACGTCACCCACTATATGCTCGGCAAGGTCGTGCGCCAATGCGGCCATGATAAGTTCTTTACGGGCGCTGCCGCCCGTAAGCACCTCGCACAACCACGCCACGCCGAATGAATGCGCCGCCACGTCTTGCACGCGCAACGTATCCACCACGTGGAAGCGCTTTGTTTGCCCACCGTCTAGCGGAAATAACCAGTTCATTGCTTCGCCCTCCTCTGTAACCATTCTTGGCACGCCACCATCCATTCAACAGCTTCAATTTCGCCCGCCGCTGCTTGCGCCAAGTCCATGTGGCCTTCCTTATACAAGCCCCACGCCCTATACATTTGCACCGCCATGCGCAGCGCATTATTCTCATAGTCAGCGGTGTAACCGCCAGCTACGAACAAGCCCACTTCCGCCGTAACATTTTCCGGCACGGTGAACAACGGCTCCGGCCCGCCCAGTTCTTCAACCCAGCCGGTATGAATAGCACTTTCCGCCGCCACCGTGCGCAAATGCTCTTCGCTGAACGTGCCGGTGTAAATGTGAAAGTTGTTGCTGAACTGCCGGTAAACGCCCACGGGCACGCCGATAGCCGCCGCAAGATATTCTTGCAGAATGCTGAAATGCACCACGTTGGCACCGTAAGCGCCCCAGATAATGTCGTTGGAACGGTTGCACACGGTCATGTTCAGCTTGCCGCCCCGCACGTCAAAATACGCATGGGTATTGCACGGCACATCTTTTGAGAACGGAGCCACGTCAAAGTCATGGTGGCCGTCCCACATGCTGAGCACAATGCGCCGGTCAGCGGGGTTTTCGCGCAGGCGCAGCACGATATGCGCCAGTTGGTCTACCCCAAACATGCGCCGCCAGCGGTAGCCGTAAGCACCGTTGAACACCACGCCGTCATCGGAGAACTCTTTCATACGCTTGACGAATTGCGCCACAAACGCCACATCGTTGCGCCCGGCCAGCATCCACAGCGCTTCCATAAAGTGGAAGAACGGGTTGGCATTGCGCGTTGCGCTCAGCACCACGCGCCGCGTAGGGTGTAGGTAAGTGGTCATCACCGGCTCTGGCGCGGCTAACACGCTACCATTGCGGCTAGGCTCCCGCACGCCGTGCTCTAACATCCACGGCAGCACTTTGGCCAGCGCTTCATTCACATCTTGCACCACAAATTCCATACTATCCTCCGTTGTAGCGTTGTTTTGGTCTTCCTTCACCCAGCCTTACGCGCTCGTATTTGTCGAACTCGCAAAGGCAGTTCTGTAAATCTTGGGCGTGCACGGCTGGCACGTGGGCCTTGCGCAGCAGCGGGTCTATGGCCGCTTTTAACCGCAGCAAGTCCGTATGCCAACCGCCGCCCCACGGCTCGCCGAGCGGACGCTCATACACGCGGTTCAGGCCGCGCTTGCTGCCGGGGCCGGGCGCTGCGAACGTGCCCCAGTCCGGGGCGCTCACATAGGGCCGGGCGTATTTTAAGTCCGCCACCACTTGCGCCGCCAAAAAGCTGCCAAGACCGTTTTGGCGCATGAGGACTTCATGATACATTTCCAACAACTGTCCGCTGGCAGGGCGTAGTATTGTCCGTTGCGCCCATAATGGCCCGAGCACTTGGTGCGCCAGGTATATGTGCTTTGGCAGCGCCATACCGTTAGTGGAAACAATGTAGGCCGGGTTGTAGTTGCGGCAGCCTTCGCGTTCACGGAACTCCATGATTTTGATAAATTTATCAGCGTTCCAACGGTGCGGGTAGCCCAGCGCTTGCAGCGTGGGCGGGTTGTTAATAAGCCGCGCCAGCACCAGCGCAAACCATAGGTCAGGCTTCGTTTCATTCGGTGTGCGCCACTCCTCTGCTATCCACCGCGTCACCGTATCATTTTCGCGGTGCACGTTGCAAAAGCGGTAAGCCCGCAGTATGGGGTCGTCCGTCCACGGCTTGGGCTGCCCGTGTTCGCGCCGGTAGAATATGTTGTAGCGTTCTGTTATGAACGCCGCCAACTCTTTTACACGCATGGTCATTTGCGCCTCCGCAACTTACTGCACAGCCGCTCCAGGTCTTTCACAGCTTGTTCTGGCAGCAGTTTGTGGTTTATGCGGTGTATGGTGTGCCCTTGCACTTCGGCGCGCACCGCCGTCGCCTCAACGCTGCGGTAGGTGGGGCGCATGGTGCGCTCTGGGTCGAACAGGCTACTATTGCCCGCCGCTTGGCGGCGCTCGTATACCCGGCGCACGCATTCTTCAAACGGCGTATCCATGAACGCATAAACCCACGTATTGCCGTCGGCGCGCTCAGATATTTCGCCTATGGCGCCGTAAGTCTTGCCGGTGATTAGTCCCTCAAAGAACACCACTTCTGCGCCGCTCTTTAGCGCGGCTTCTATGGTGGCGCGCACCACGTGCTTATCCGGCAGCGTGTCCATGCCGCCGCAGGCAGTTTCATACCTACCTAACACTAGCCAGCCGCCGCCAGCGTAGCCCGTTATTTTGCCCGCCTCATTGTGCACCGGCTTCATGGCTTTCGCTTTGATGATAGCGCGCGCCAGCGTGCTCTTACCGCTGCCGTTGGTGCCGCCCAGCTTGATAACAATCATATCAAGCCTCCTTCGCGCGGCATACAGCGCATGAGTTTGCGCGCCAGCGCGCCTTGGCCCTGCTGCAACTCCCCATACACGCCCCGCGCGTCCATGCCGGGGAAGTGCTTATTGTGCGCGTCGTCGTGAGAGTAATAGCACAGGATAGTTTCAATCTCTTGCGGCCCTAGTGGGCGCTTAAAATCTGGCCCGGCGTCGGTGGCCCACTTATAGTTCAGCATACGGGTGAGTAACTGCGGACGCGTTAGGCCGAGCACCTCTGCCGCCTTTACCGCGCCTTTTTCAACTTGCGCGCTGTTGCACACAGTGAAAATATCAACCTGTGAAAAGTCAATCTTATTACCACACGTCCGCTCCACCATGTCGCACAGCTTGAAAGCGGCGCAGTCGCCAAACTGCGGGAAATGCGCTTTCATGTGCAGCCGCACCGTGGCATAAGGGCCATGCAACGACGCAATGGCGGCTTCAGCGGTGCGGAATTTACTGTATATTTTCTCCAGTGCGTTGTGCGCCGCTGCGCCCCTAAAGTAACGGCGCGGTGCGCCGCGCTTGGTTTGCGCCACGGCTTCGTGCATCGCAGCCCAGTAGTCCGGCGCGCTGGCAATATCCGCCGCTAACCCGGCAAGGTCAAACGCCACGAACGCAAACGTGAAGCGCTGCCGCAATGCCAAAGACATTTTAGCGCGGTGCATGGCTAGGTATAGGGGGTCTATGTCAAAGACGCGCAGCTTGGCGTCCCCAAATTCAAACACATCTTTGTAACGCATTCGCTCCTCCTCAAAAGCATGGGCGGGCCAGCACGGCCCGCCCACAGTAACACCAGTTACGCCAGCTTGATGTAGCCGTCGCGCAGCGCATAACGCACGTAATTGGCGTCATGGTTTTCGTTGCAGGCAGCGCGGAACTTGCCGACTTCCTTGGTCTTCTCCATCAGCGCGAAAGTGGCGAACGCCTTGGTGCCTTCACGGTAGGGGTTTTCCTTGGACACGATGACGATTTTCTTGTCATCGGCAATCGCGCTGGCGCGCAGCGTTTCGCCCTTGGCGGCAGGCTTTTCGGCCTTACCCTTTGCCGCAGCCTTGCCGCGCTCGCTCACCTTGCTGGACTCCGGATGCACAAACTTCGCCTTGTCCACGTCCACCACCAGCGGGTTCTTCTTTGCCTTGGGTTCCTTGTCAGCCATAGTATACTCCTTTTGCTACGCGGATACCGCCGCGCCGGGTTAGGGTTTGTTTCCCTGAAATTCGTTCTACGCTTGTAACCGGACAATTACAATGATTATTTTTGTAATTTTATTGTCTTTTTGCGTAATGCTGAAACTGCTTGAGAAACATGCGTTGCCCGGCGTCGCGCTCCATCAACGTGGCATACATGGGTTCATCAATCGTGTCCCGCGCCACCACATGCCAATTAAACACCTGTTTGTTGGGGTTGCCCTGCCGCAAAATGCGGCGCACGAATTGCTCGTAGTCTTCAAAATTCCAGATTAGAGAATGCCATATAAGATTGTAGCACATAGCCTGCATATTCAAGCCGTGCGCCATAGCGGCGGGCTGGCCCAGTAGCGCGTCCAGTTCGCCCGCGTTCCACGCCAGCGCTATCTCCGCCGTTTGCTTCATTGTCATACCGCCCTTAATGGCGGCAATATTGTAGCCGTGCAACCCTTTTTGGAGGCGTTGTAAATCATGCTCGAACTCATACGCCACAAGGCACGGTGCGCCGCTTAGTTCTTCTATTAAATCCACCACAGCGTCTGTCTTCAAGTCATGGATGTGCTGCACGTTTTTCATTTCATCGTATAACCCGCCGTTCGCTATTTGGCGACATTTGCCGCCCGCCACGGCAGCGCACACAGCTTGGTAGGCTTGGCCCTTGATGGTGGTAAAGAACTCTTGCTCCATAGCGTCATATATCTTACGGCTGCGCGCGTCCAAATCCACGAACAACCGTTGATTAACAAGCTGCGGCAGGTCAAGGTTTTCTTCCTCAGACACATACATCACCAGCGGCTTTAGCGCCTGCTTTATGCGCTCTTCCGCGTCCGGCTTAGGCACCCAGTCGTAGCCGCCGTAACCTGTGGGGTCGAAATATGTATGTCTGTAATGCGTGATGTAGCGGCCCAGTGCTGCGCCGCCGTCTAATATATACACTTGCCCGAATAAATCCATGAGGCCTTTGGGGCGGGGCGACCCGGTAAGAATATACCGGCGCTTGAAAATGTTGAGCATACTCTTGAGCAGCTTAAACCGCAGCGTGTTGGTATGCTTGAATTTCGTGCTCTCATCAACGATGAGCATATCAAAGCCCAGCGCTTTGAGCGGCTGTTTGCTTAACCACGCCAACCCTTCCGGGTTCACCATAAAAATCTGCGCGTCAGATTGCAACCGTTTTTGCTTATCCGAGCCGTGGAGAATGGTATAGCGCAGCTTGGCAAAGTCCGCCCAACCTTCAATCTCGGCAGGCCACACCAAATAACAGGGCCGCAGCGGAGCCACGACGATAATCTTACGCACTTGTCCGGCTTGCAGCAGCGCCATTGCCACCTTGAGCATGACGCTGGTTTTTCCGAGGCCGGGGCGCATGAACAGCCCCGCCGCCGCTTGACTTATCACGAATTTGGCCGCGCGCTTTTGGTAGACGCGGGGCGTCCATGCTTTTAAGGCGCTGCTGGACGGCTGCAATTGCCGTTTCCGCGCTCCAGTGGATTTCAACGTCATAGCCTAACCTCCGTAAGTCTTTTATTTCTTGCGCTTGTAGTTTGCTCGGTGGATGTTTTGCTGAGCGTTTGAACTCGATGATAAATAGACGCCCGCGCGGCAGCATTATCCACCTGTCTAGTAAATCACCAAAGTATTTGCGCTTAACTTTTATTCTGTTTTTCTTGCACCATTTCATAAACCTCGCTTCAATCGTCCGCTCTAAAACTTGCATGGCCCACCTTTCGCTTTACTGAACGCGCACCAGCGGCAATGCGTGCCGGGGTTGGGCACAAATTTAGTATCGCTGAGCATGGGCTTTACTTCGGCTTGCCAAATACGTTGCAGCCGCGCCATGTCGCCCACCGTGAACTCCGCTTCAGCTTTCTTGTCGTGGTCGAGATACCACAACTGCGCCACCACGCCGGTAATATTGTAGCCGCGCAGCATACCGGCAAGGGCGTAGAGCGACAACTGTTCAAGGTGCGCCGCATTCTCTTTGCCGGTTTTGTGGTCTACCACAAACAGCGTTTTCTTTTGCACATAGTGCACGTCCAACTTTACGCGCAGCCACACATCTTTGTCAAACCAACCCGTCATGCCCCAGTCTGCGCCGTAGGCCCATTGCTCTTCACACGCGGCTTCAACCTTCTTAAGCATGGCAAAGTCTTTCTTGAAGCCCGCCAGCGGCTCCGGCAGTTTCTTCAATTCACCTTTGGTAAACTGCTCTGCCATAAGATGGATATCTGTGCCGCGCTGCGCGGCGGGGCTGCTGGGTTCTCGCATACGTAAGATGTGCTTATACTTGGCTTTAGCCGGGCACGCGCGGTAGTCTTGCAACCGGCTGAACGACCACGCGGTAATCTTCTGGGCTGGGGCTGGCATTAGGCGTTACCTCCTTGTGTCTCGACTTGGATAGCTTTGTCATTATTCTCATAGACATGCTTGCACAGGCGGCGCACGCTGTCCCGCGTGTAATTGGTGCTCACGGCCACGCGGCCTTCTTTATTAACGGCCAGCACCACGACACCCACTAAGTCTTCATCACGGAACGCCAAGTCCGGCATGTTGTCTATAATTTTACTGCGCATGTTACTTCTCCACATATTTGGTTAGCGCGCCCCAACTTTCGCCGCTCTTACCGTCGCTGAGCATGGGCACGTCAAACTTCACACCCTCCATAGCTTCCCGCAACAGCTTCATTTCGCTCTTGGCAGCGCGCTTCGGCGCCGAGATATTTATTTCGTCGTGCACTGTTACCAAGAAGCGCCCGTCTTTTTTAATACTGTCATAATTTATCAGCGCTTGCTTGGTGCAGTCGGCGGCGCTACCTTGAATAAGGTAGTTGAGCAACTTGTATTCAAACGTGCGTTCTTCGCCGTCTATAATCTTCGGTGGCTCCGTATAATAAATGCGCCCGCCCCAAGTGCGGATAGCATTGCCGGAAGCGCCGAGGTGCTTAACCTTGCGCTCCAGCACCGCCACGCCGGGCACGCCTTTGCGGTGGGCATTCTTAATTTCACGTGCTTCCTCAATATCCACGCGCATAGACTGCGCCAGCTTACCGAGGCCCATGCCGTAGATAATGCCGAAGTTCAAAATCTTTACGGGGCTGCGGGGCAGCACGCGGCCCGTAATGGCGGCGATTGCGTCGCGCACAAAGTCATGCACATCCATACGAGGGTTTTCGTTATACGTCTTGCACATATCTCCGTCTTCGAAGTGCGCTAGAATACGCAACTCTTGCTGATTGTAATCGCGGTGCAGGAACAGTTGGTTCTTATCCGGCAAAATATATTTACGCATGAGCGGTAGTTCCGGCAGCGCACGCAAGAACGCCGGGTGTTCGTAACCATCATCTTTGCCAGTAAACACCTTGGGTATGTTCTGGAAGTTAGGGTTGGTGCTCATGCGCCCGGTGCGCGTGCCCTTCTCACCCTCTGACCGCGATTGCCGCACTTGGTTCCAGTTAGTGTAAATGCAGCCTTTGGCCTGCGCCATAGCAAACCACGGCTCCATGAACGTGCCGATGCACGTGGCCAGCCGGTTACGGTAGCCCAGCACTTGCGCCACGCGCTTGTCCTTGAACATATCCGTCGTCATGTTCTTCTTAGCCGTGCTGCGCCGCCCCGTGGCGGTGGTCACCCAGTCTGTTACTATACCCTGCGCGTCCAGCGCGTCGGCCAGTTCAGCGTCGGAGTCTATATTCAATTCCGGCGACGCAAGGCGCTTGCGCAGCCAGTTGTCTGCCTTTAGCATGGCGGCGTTGTAAGCGGCTAAATCCGCCGCCAGCGCGTCCACGTCCACGCGCATTCCCACTTGTTCGTTGCGCAGCAGAATAGGCATAAGCTGCCGCTCACGGTCGTATGCTTCCAGCATACCATCCTTACGGATTTGCGGATGCAACTTTTCAAACAGTTTCTTGGTGCGGATAATATCGCCGTCGGCGTAGCGGCCCACCAAATCGCCGGGCACATAGGCAATGTAAGCACCGAAGTTTTTGGCGGTTATCTTTACATCCGGCACCGGCTGGTGCTCCACCAACCAATCGCGCACCGCGTCTTGCTCCTCCGGCGGCATACCTAAAAACCGCGCGGCGGCGGGCTTTAGGCTGTAGGTCATGGCGTGCGGGTCGGCTAGGAATATCAGATAGAGCGTGTCCTGTATACGCTCCCATGCCGGTATGGGCAGCCCAAACCACTTCTCCGCCACCTCTGTATCAAACTTCGCGTTCTGGAACAGCAACGTATCCCCGCTGCGCCAAATGTCTTGCAGCACGCGCGCTGCGTCTTCTTTGCTGCAATTGTTGTTGGTGGGGTGACCCCACGCAAAGTAACGCGGCTTGCGCATACCGGGCGTTTGCACAGACACGCCCACCGGCACGGGCGGGTAGGCGGGCCTCCCTGTGATTGCCTGCGTTTCAAAGTCCACTACGGTCGGCTTCATACTTCCCTCCTCAGATAAACGCCACTACACCTTCATACGTCATGCGCGCGCCGATATACACTATAAGCGCCACACCCGCGTAAACCAACCATTTATGCCGCTCCAGCATATTAGCAATAGCGTTGGAAACACAAGCCATGAACACGATAGAAAG